CCTATTCAGGTAATGGCAAATTATAAAAGAAAAAAACCAAGAAGAAGTTGTAAATGTACCATGTGTACGCAGTTTAGATGGCTGGGTAATTCAGCTGGAAGAAAAAGAATTTCTGATGTTCGTAATGACGATAAGTTTAAATCATACAAGGAAACAGAGTGAAAATTTATAAAAGTAATTACCGGCATCATTGGGTATCACCATATGAGATTCTCAAAACAGTTTGTTTTTGGGAAAAAGATGAAGATGTATTTTATGACCTTGAAGACACTGGTACAGGAAAATATATCAAATTGATTAATTTTTTAAACCCATTTTGTATCGCATGGCAAAAGTTTCTTGACTTTGTTCATCCACATATTAACTATGTGAAAATTGATCGATATGATACTTGGTCAATGGATCATACCTTAGCAGATATCATTTTGCCAATGTTGAACCAATTACAAAAAGATAAACATGGTGCACCTTTTGTTGATGATGAAGATGTACCAGAAGAGTTAAAATCTACATCAGCACCACCAAAAGAAAATGAGTGGGATATCGATGAGAATCATTTCAAAAGATGGGATTATGTTGTTGGTGAAATGATTTTTGCTTTTGAATGTAAAGCTGATGATACATGGGAAGAAAAGTTTCGTTCTGGTGAATTTGATAAAAAGACAGTTGCTTGCAAATGGGATGAGAATGGTAAAGCAACAATGTATCAATGGGTTGACGGACCAAAACATACCTATACATTAGATATTGATGGCATGCAAGAAGTACAAAAACGAATTACAAATGGTTTTCGTTTGTTTGGTAAATATTACGAGGGCCTTTGGACCTAAGTTTTACAATTCCTATGAGATTAAATCGCTTATAAATAAGTAACCAGCAATCACACAAATCGCTGGTGACACACACTACACACACAGGAGAAACAATATGTCAAATCTAACACCGTTTGAAATCAGACTTGAGCTTTTAAAAATGTCCAAGGACATGCTTACCGAGGATTACTATGGTAAGCGAGAAGTAGTAAGCAACGACTGGGCAGCAAAGGTCGAAGCAATCAAAATCAATGGTGGAGTTATTCCGGATCATCCTGGATTTCCTCCATACCCACTGGAAAGTGAAATCATAGCAAAGGCAGCAACGCTCAATGGTTTCGTTTCTAATATAACACCCGATACAATCAAACTAAGCAAAAAGTCTACCACCTGATGGGTGAGGAGATCGCACTGTTTTGAGTGCGCTCTCCTTTCAACACAAAGGAGTAAGAATGAAATCCAGTTTTTTAATTTGTATTGTCACTGTCATGGTGATACTTACAATAAGTTTTGGAATGGCATCACAGATAAGACATGACATGCCTTTTAAAACCAAATTCAACAGCTTGTCACCACAAGCAAAAGAAGAAGTTGAATGTCTAGCCGAAAACATTTACTTTGAATCTGCCCATGAACCAAAACAGGGGCAGATTGCTGTTGCGTTTGTTACCTTAAACAGAGTTAATTCCGGTTTATTTAAAACAGATATCTGTGGCGTAGTGAAACAAAAAAATAGGAATGTTTGCCAGTTTTCTTGGTACTGCGAAGATAAACCTTACCGCATTTCCACTGAAAAAAGCTTGACATCCACCCCCAATTCGTTGTATAATGGTATTAGAGAGTTAGCAGTAAGCATCTATATCAATTATGAACGAATGATAGATCCATCCAATGGTGCTTTATTTTATCACGCTGACTATGTTAATCCTGGATGGAAAAACATGCGAACAACTGCCGTTATTGGTCGCCACATATTTTATACTAGAAGAGGAATGTAAAAATGCCAGCTAAATTAGGATACCCAACATCAACTACTGTATCATTGACATTCGTGTTATTGGCAGCAATATTTGGATTAGCTTATTACAATATAATCGATAGAAGTCTCATGGCACAGAACATTGATGTTGCAATTACAAAAGGCATTGACCCATTATCAGTAAGATGCTCATATGCAAAGAGTGATGATATTATTTGTGTGGTTTTTGCTTCATCAGCACAATTTCACAATGCAGGTGTTACAGGTGTAACAATTAAGAAATAATTTTTTTAGGAGTATATTATGGCTATTCAGCAAATGAGTGTTAATGAAATTTCAAATCCAGCAGACCGTGAAAAGTTGTTGAAAGTAATCCGTGAGGTGTCCGATTCAATGGCACGATCTCAGAGTGAGAAAGATTATATCCGTGAAGCAATTGCGGACATTAGTAAACAGTTACAATTACCAAAGAAGATTGTAGCTAAAATGGCAAAGGTGTATTTTAAACAGAACTATGATGAAGAGGTTGCTGTGCAAGACCAATTTGAAACTCTATATGAAACGATTGTAAAATGAAATATATTTTTAAACAAATAGACAATGTTTCTGGCCGTAATGCAGAAACTACTTTTGAATTTAGTACAGATTCGCTTCCTGATATTCTGGATCAATTTCAAATGTTTCTCCGTGGTTCAGGTTTTTATCCATCAGGTGTTTTAGACTTTGTGGATGAAGATGCTTGTGGACCAGAATGGTATAATGAAGAGTTTGATGTATCACCAGAAGAATCAACTATTCAAGATACGCAATCTGATCCAGAGTGGCATCCTAACTGGCCATTTCCAAGAAGTAGTTCAACTGAAGAGGTAAATGAATTGAGTGAAGAATCATATAATTTTGCACCATCTGTCGGAATGCAATGGACAGTGAATGAATTGATGAAAGGTCCAATGACTGTTCAATCAATTGAGGATTGTTCAGTTTGCGGTATTAATTTAGATAAAATGAAATATCAAACCTGCTGGAATGTTAAGTGTGCAATAGGCAACGATGCCTACTAAAGATGAGATGTTAAAATTTGCTAAGTCAATAGAGCACCTTGTTGCAAATACTGATTACAATTACATAGAAGCAATTGTTGACCACTGTAAGACAACTGGTCTTGAAATTGAAGTAGCTGCAACATTGATTAACTCTAACCTTAAATCAAAAATTGAAGCTAACGCAATGGATAATAATATGCTAAAAGACAAGGGTGCTAGATTGCCCATATGACAGGCTATCAAACATTTGAAATTTATCAGGCACTCAAGTTACACTTTACATCGGATTCTTACGACTATTTGAAATATAATGGCAAGACCAATGTTAGTGTAACCGCTTTTGAAAATAGAAAAGATAAGTATCACTTTTACAAACTGTCTCGTAAATGTAATAACAAAGATGATTTAATTAATTTTGTTGTTGCCAATTTTGTAGAAGATGAAAAGTCTTGGGTAGGTAACCTATTGATGGAAGAAGCAGATATGAATTACCGAAAAAGACAAAAGGTAATTCAATCGCTGTCGTATACATTTGAGAATGATTTAACAAAGGTATTTGATGGTTGTTCTAACCCTAATGACTTGATTGTTGTGCATGATGGTGACTATCCTAGTCTATTGACAAAGACTTTACAGAGAGATATACAGATTGAAACCTTGTGTATTCTTAATGACATCCTTGGATTCTTTCCTATGTGGTCTAAGAAGATAACAGACAATATTCGGTGGCCAGAATACAGGCGAAAATGCACCAAGTATGCCACATTTCTCCCCAAGGATAGTGTAAAATATAAACTTATATTGAAGAAGGTGATTGATGATTAAGAAGGTGTAATTGTTGCCTTTAACAAGACAGGTGGCATCGGTATACTTCACACAAATATCGGTGAAACTGTGTAAAAATTAAATAGTCTGCTTGCAAAGCAACTAAATAATTTGATATAATGATACTGTGAACAAAACGCTATACAAAAATATACATTTTATACAAGGAAATAATATATGAGTTCTTTCGCAAACCTCAAACGCAGTCGCAATGATTTGGATAAATTAACCAAAGCAATTGAAGACTCCGCATCTCCCGCTTCTAAAGAAGCTGGATCAAAAGATGATACCAGACTCTGGCAACCTACTGTTGATAAAGCAGGCAATGGCATGGCAGTTATTCGCTTTCTTCCCGCACCTGCGGTAGACGGTGATGATGCATTACCTTGGGTTCGTAGATTTGACCATGGATTTCAAGGTCCAGGCGGTTGGTACATTGAAAACTCTCTGACAACTCTCAATCAAAAAGATCCAGTATCAGAGTATAACACTACATTATGGAATTCTGGCATCGAAGCAAACAAAGAAATTGCACGGAAACAAAAACGCCGTTTGCATTACATTGCTAACATTCTGGTTGTATCAGACCCAAGTAATCCATCAAACGAAGGTCAAATCAAACTGTTTAAGTTTGGTAAGAAAATCTTTGATAAACTTACAGAGGCGATGAATCCTGAATTCGCTGATGAAACACCAATCAACCCATTTGATATGTGGGAAGGTGCTAACTTCAAGTTGAAAATTCGTAATGTTGAAAGCTATCGCAACTATGATAAATCAGAATTTGCTGATAAGTCTGCATTGCTTGATGGTGATGATGAGAAACTTGAAACGCTCTGGAAGAAAGAATATTCTCTAAAGGAATTTACCGATCCATCTAACTTCAAGTCATATGAAGTATTGAAGGCAAAGCTTGATAAGGTTTTGGGCTTTGATGGTGGTTCTTTTGTAAAGACTAAGGCAGAAGATGCTGTCTTTAAGAAGTTTGATGATGACGATGTTTCAGTGATCGATAAAAAGATTGTTGAACATGATGACGAAGACTTAGATTACTTTAAGTCTTTAGCAGAAAAAGAATAAAATCTTTTGTGCAAATTAAACCCCGCCTTGTGCGGGGTTTTTTATTATGTAACTGGTCTTAACAGATACTTCATCATATCTGTATTATAAGGTGTAGCAGAACCTGAACCACCGCCACCACCATTTTGAGCAATATTGGTAACTGGTGCATTAACAACTGTTGAACCTCCACCTTGCTTCATAGAATCTTCAATTAATTTTGTGTAACCAGCAAAAATATCCAACAAAGCATTTCCAGTGTTTGGTGCAGATGCTAATGCTGTTGCGCCACGAGCAGATGGTGTATAATTTGGTGTTGTACCTGGAGTTCCAGCCACTAAAGTTTCACTGGTATTTTTCATTAAGGACGCAACATAATTTCGATCTTCGGCGTAACCTCCTGCTTTTAATTTTTCAAAAAATTGTTGACTAGCTAAATTTTCTTTTCCTAAACCGTATCGTGGATTTTTTAGCTGTTTAACATAGTCATTAACAAAATCGTCCATTGAATTATATTTAATAAAGTTTCTTGGTGCACCAGCATCTAATCCTGGTTCACTTGGACGATATGTTCCTTGAATGTTGCCATAGTTAAATTGTCCTTGAACTGCACCCGCTTTGCCATAACCAGTTTCCAATCCCCATTGTGCTAGAATTGCTTCTGCTGGTACTTTTAATTCGACCGCCGCTTTCTGGGCCCATGGCATCATTGCATTGGTAAATTCTTGCCTGTTTTTGTAACCACCATATGATGCTACTTCAGTCAAAGAACTTGAATCACCAGATGTTGATGATGGTGATGTTGAAGTTAAAGCTGCACCACCAGCATTTCTAGTTGGTGTTCTTGGAACTGAAGCTGCTGCACCACCAGTATTTGATACTTGAGTTGCAGTTGATGATGGTGTAATTGCAGTTGCAGATTCTTCTCTAATTATTACAGAATTTTTTTCATCTTCATCCATTTCTTTTTCTAAAGCAACAAAAAAATCATA